ATTAATGCTTAAAGCAGATTTAACTGCAGAAGAACAGAAGCTGGGCAAAAAACTCTTTATGAAGTTTGTTCCAGATAAATTTGGTCCTTATGGAGGAGGCAAACCATCTCGTTTTGGACGTTTGGTTATTCCTAAATCAGCTTTAAAAAAAATCAAAGTAGATCGAAAACTGACTCGCGATATTCGTAAGAAATACACAGGCGGCATGATTAATTATTATCAGGATTTATTATAATGGCAGAAAAATACGACCCATACGAAAAACCATCGGCACTTCCGGGAACCCTGGCTCTTGGAGCGGGAATCGGGGGTCTTGCCTATTTGGCTAGAAAGAAGATACCAGGTCTCAAGATTTTAGAAAAGATTGCCAAAACAAAAGTACCACCACCTCCCGCAACACGGATCACGCCCCAGGTTGTTGATAAGGTAACAGAAGTTACTAAGATTGCTAAAACTCCTACGGCTCAGGCAAAAGAATTAATTGTTCAACCACATCCTCAAAGAAAATTTGAAGAGGTCAAAGGAGCGATGGATCTGGTTGCAACCAAAGCTAAAGTTGCACCTTTAACACAAGGCTCTAACCAAGGTCGATTCGGTTCGTCATTATACGATTACATTGCGCAGCATCCTGCGTATAAACCATTGAATGCCGATATATGGATTAAAGAATTTTCTAATTTTAATCGTTTAGCTAAATTCAAAAGTAATCAGGCAGGTTTTCAAAAAGTCAGAATGAATGTAAGTAAAGCCGAACTCGAGGATGCAAACATTCTTCGATTCGAAGGGGATAAAGTGGTGGGTGGATTTTTAACCACCGCTCGAGATTCAGGGCTTAAAGTTAGTAAACTTGATTTACTCAATATGATTAACAAATCGCCTGCAGTTAATTTGCGGGTTAAGCGTTTTGAATTTGTTACCCCCATGGTTGAAGAATCCAGAATTATAGCCAACGATCTAAATAAATACATTGATGATGCAATAGGAACCCTTAACAGTTTTAAAGGCACCGTTGAATCTGCTGCGGCAAAAAAATCTCTTACTCGTTATATCGAAGGATTTGGTGCAAGCAGAATTGAAATAGCCAACAATTTGGCTAAAGTAGAAAAGTATTTTTACAATAAAAATGCTGAACTACCTGCTATGATCCAAGCGATTAAACCTCTTGAAGGTAATATAAAATATTTAGAAACAGCATCCAAAGATCTAGCGAAAGATCATCAAATTACTTTGGATCTCAATAAATTAACCGAATATAGAGCTCATCATACCAATCTTTTAAGAAAACTCGGTCGGGAAAAAACGATGGATCAATCTCCACGATACGGGGACCACGAAACTTATAAAGTTCTGGGCGATGAAAAATATATTGAAGATGTCGTTTATTATCCAAAAATAATTCCTTATGGACGAAATGTTAAACCAGGAGAAGGCGGAGGAGCTCACTTTGAAAAAGTTGCAGGTATATCCTTTGATAATCAAATTTATCACGTGCGCTATGGTAGACGAGCCGTCGCAGGTGGACGAGACAAAGCGTATGTTGTTCACGAAGGTCAATCCGATGTTCAACAAAAAGCTTGGGACAAAATAGGTCAAGGAAAAATTAGAACTAATCCTTTTAATACCGAACAGGAATACGCTCAGGCTAATCATGCAATGAAGGAATTATTAGGACAAATGAAAATTATTTCTGATAAAGGATATCGAATGTCAACTGTGGAAAAATTAGAATATTGGAAGCTTGCACAGAAATATGATGAATTAAGAAAAAACACTTTGAATGCTTCTAATCTACAAAGTAAAGCTGGCAGATATAGCGACAATGAGGTTCCTTTTTTACCTTTGTTAGAAAGAGATGTGTGGGGAGATCATCTTGTTAAACACATGGCCAAGACGGCTGCAGATGATGGCCTGCAATGGATTGCCATTAATCCCGTAGAAAGACTTCATGCTTTAAAAAGAGCAGACTCTACTGCCGCAAATACTGTAGGTAAACTAGGAGATTGGGAATTTTATGGAGCTGCGAGTGGTAAAGCAGGAATGAGAGGAGTGAAAGCTTATTCCGACGCACAAAGTAAAGAAATTTTAACGAATGAAAAAATGATGGCTGTATTGCCCGAACGAATGAAAAAACTGGCTAATCAATATGATTCGATAGCTCAAACAATTAAAGTGGCTAAATCAGATCCCACTAAACCGTTTAAGATTCTTAAGAAAGATTCATTTGAAGCTGGTTCACCAGCAAGAATTCTGGGGTATACTAAAGCACCTAGTGAACACAAAATGGCTTTCAAAACACTTGCAGAAGCTGAGGCATATGTAGGAGGCAAAAGTAAATTGATCGTTGAATTAGCCCCTGATGATCCTCGTCTTTACTACGAAGCTTTTGGCTTGAAAATCACCCCTCAAATGTTAGAACAACCTTTCAAGCTTTATAAAAGTAAGGGTGGTCTAGTAGTAAACATATTTAAATGATAATATTAGAACAATTAAGGAGATATATATATCATGGCAAAAAAGAAAATTAAAAAAGCTATTCTAGCCGGATTAGCAGCTTATGCTGCATCTAAGATGATGGGCAAAAAGGCATTAGGTGTACCCGAAGGTAAAGAAATGATTACTAAATCTGACCCTAGAGGACTCTCAAGAAAATTTGTGGAAGACATACCTTCAGACTACAAGCATCCACATTTAAAACCCGATAAAAAGTTTTGGGACTGGCTACCGTGGAAAAAAGCAGGAGGCAGTATTTCTGCTCCTGTTTGGAAAAAGCACGGGGGCGTTATTAAATCTGAGCACGCTAGATTAGGCAAAATGATTAAGGCTGCTCAAGGCACTTACGCTAAAGAAGACGAATCTCTTGGCATGCGTTTAGGAAAAGGTAAAGGCACTGCAAAAGAAAGAGATATGTCTTACGGCGATTGGGGCAAACGTAAAAAGGATTGGGCTAAATCAGGTAAAATGATTAAAGCTCGACACGGCACTGAAGTAAGAACTATGGGTTCTAACCCACATGTTCCTACAGGTGGCACAGCTTACGTTAAAACTAGACTAAACGGTACGCTTAAAACTAAAACTTACTAAGTAGTAAAAAATGGCTGATGTTGAAAAGCAGAATGAAGTTCTGGAAGAAGAAGGTCCAGCAACTGAACAAGAGATTGCTGTTGAAGTAGAAAAGCCTAGTGAGGAAGCAGTTAATGAAGAAACTGAAACAACTACACCTCAAGAGGAATTCTATGCCAACTTGGCTGAAGATTTAGATGATAGAGTTTTAGGACGACTAGCATCCAAGCTAGTTGATGAATATCAAAGAGACAAAATATCAAGAAAAGATTGGGAAACGGGTTATACCCAGGGTTTAGATCTTTTAGGATTTAAATATACGGAAATGACCCGTCCCTTTCGAGGGGCAGCTAATGTAACCCACCCTTTGTTAGCAGAAGCGGTTACTCAATTTCAAGCACAAGCTTACAAGGAACTTCTTCCATCCGATGGACCCGTTCGTTGCAAAGTACTTGGAGACGAGACACAGGAAAAACAGCAACAAGCTGATCGTGTCCAAGATTTCATGAATTATATGCTCATGGAGAAAATGGAAGAATATACTCCAGAGTTTGATCAATTATTATTTTACCTTCCCTTAGCAGGATCTGCTTTTAAAAAAATTTATTATGATGCAATTATGGAACGAGCTGTTTCCAAATTCGTTCCCGCAGAAGATTTAGTCGTTCCTTATTATGCAACTGATTTAATGGATTGTGAACGGATTACTCACTTAGTTAAAATGAGTGAAAATGAAGTTCTTAAAAAACAAAAAACAGGTTTTTATAGAGATATTGAATTAAAACCAGTTCAAACTGGAGTAAGCGATATTAAGAAAAAATATGATCAACTAGAAGGCATTGTACCTACAGCAGATATACAAACTAATTTTAATATTTTAGAAATGCATGTTGATCTCAATTTAGAAGAATTTGAAACCCAAAATTCTGAAAAGGAAGTTAAAATTCCTTATATTGTAACTATAGATGAAGGATCCAGCCAAGTATTATCTATTTATCGTAATTATGAATCAGATGATCCTACTCATAGACGTAAAGAATATTTTGTTCATTATAAATTTTTACCAGGTTTAGGTTTTTACGGTTTTGGCTTAATTCACATGATTGGTGGATTATCTAGAACTGCAACAACTGCTTTAAGACAACTTCTGGATGCTGGAACACTCAGTAATTTACCAGCAGGTTTTAAATCGCGAGGAATTCGAATTAGGGATGATGATCAACCCTTTCAACCTGGAGAATTTAGAGATGTAGACGCTCCTGGAGGAAATATTAAAGATCAATTCCAAATGTTGCCTTTTAAAGAGCCTTCAGATACGCAAAATAGAGCTGTGGGAACCACTGTTGCTCTCTTGGAACGTGGTTCAAGAGTCATGACAGCCATTCATAAACGTTGCTATTATGCAATGCGTAACGAATTTAGACTTGTTGCAAAAGTTTTTGGAACTTTTTTACCACCCGTTTATCCTTATGCTGTTTACGGAGCAGACCGAATCATTAAAGCCCAAGATTTTGACGAGCGCGTTGATGTTATTCCGGTCGCAGATCCAAATATTTATAGTTTAAGCCAAAGAGTAACTCTGGCTAGTGAAAATTTAAAAATTGCGATGTCTAATCCACAAATGCACAACCTTCGTGAAGCATACAGACGAATTTATGACGCCCTTGGAACACGAGACATCGATAAAGTATTAAAACCTGAACCTCCTGTTGTTCCAAAGGATCCAGCTATTGAAAATATGGAAGCTTTACAAATGAAACTTCCAAAAGCGTTTCCAGAACAAGATCATCAAGCTCATATATCATCGCATACCACATTTATGGCTACTAGAATGGTACAAGTTAATCCAATGGTGTATGCTTTACTTCAAGGACACGTTTCAGAACACGTAAGCTTGCTAGCTCAAGGAGAAGTAGGAGCTATGATTCAAAGTAATCCTGAAATGCAACAAATGTTGTCTGAAGACCCTGAAGGAGCAGAAATTAAAATTGCTGGAATGATTGCACAACGATGTGCAGAAATTACAGGAGAGTTAGTTCAAAAAGAACAAATGGGTAAACAAAAAGATCCGTTAGTCGCTTTGAAAGAAAGAGAACTTGATTTGAAAGCAATGGATATGCAAAGAAAAGCAAAAGAAAGTTTTGAAGACATGGAAATGAAGGATTCTCAGTTTGAAGAAAAGACTGATGTCGATAAAATGAAATTAGAAGAAGATGAAGACCAAGCAAGAGAAAGAATTAGGATTGCTGACGAAAAAATTGATCAAAATGCAGTTCTTACTAGAGAAAAAATGGATATGACTCGGGATATTGCTGGCGCAAAACTTGGAGTCGAAAAAATGAAAAGAACGGCTGAAGATCAAAGAACGAAAGCGATGAGTAAGAAAAAATGAAACAATCAAAATTAGTTACAGCTCCAAGAAAATGGAAATCAGCTCAAAATCATCCTGAAGCTCATTTAGCTTATATTACAAAAGAAGAACAAAATTTATTAATTAAAAAAGATTTATATAATTCTCTAAAAGGAAAACCTAATCGAGGACCAGGAGGTATACCAAGTCTTCAAGGAGATATGGGAAGAACAGGATCTAGAGCTGAAAATCAACGACAAGGCCCTGGTCATCCTGGTGGAGGTTATGATCCAAATAGAAATCAGCCAACAACAACTTATAAAACTCCTCCACGGAATGGTGATAAAAAATACGATCTTGATAAACCACAAACTGGTGGACCAACAATAACAACAGGAGATAGAATAAAAAAAACTGCATCAACTGTTGGTTGGGTAACACACCCTGGTCTATCGGCGGCGATCTGGGCTGGTAAAAAAATATTTGGTGGTCCAAAAGTTCCACCAAATCAGGCAGGTGGGGCATCAGCGAAGGTAATTAAGATGGGTGGTGTTAAAGTCAAAGATACAGGAGCCAGCCGATATACTAATTTAAGACACGATCAAGGAGATCCAGCAGGCGCGAAACACGGACCTGAAGTAGCAGGACCCATGACTACGACACTTATTACATCTGCAACGGCGGATAAAAGTTTTGGTCATCAATGGGGTTTTAAAGCGTATCCTGATGCACAAGCAGCTTCTACAACACCGAATGTTTATAATTATGCAAAAGGTCCTTATGCTAAGAAGGGAAAACTTGTACGTAAATATGCAACAGGACAAGAAATTAAAAATTTTTCTAAAGGAAAAAGATTTGGACCACCTCCATTAAGAGGACCCGATCCTCAAGGTATACAGGTTATTTTAGAAAATTCAGATTATTTTAAAAAACTTATGTTTAATCTAATATCACTGGCGACTAAGGCTGGTTTACACATCTATAAGAACAGACAACACCAGAAGATGTTAATGTCTGACGCTGCCCGTTCACACGCAGAAAAAATGGCCCAAGGAAAAATTGAATACAAAGGACAGGTGTTAACTAGCCACGAAAAAGGATTTAAGGACGAGATCGTTTTATTTATTATTATTATGCCAATTATTCTGATCGCCTGGTCCGTTTTCAGTGGGGATCCCGCAGCTCAGGAAAAACTCGATCTCTTTTTTTATTATTTTAACTCTCTTCCTACATGGTTCGTTTGGCTTACAGTCGGAATTTTTGGAAGTATTTATGGCTTGAAACCAGGTCTAGATATGTTTAAAAAGAAGTAAGGAGGAACCAATGGCTAAAAAAAAGAAAAAAGCTAAAAAGAAAAAAATAAAGAAAACTAAAAAGAAAAGAAGATAATGGTGATAGCAGGCGATAGTATCGAACATGGTATTCTAAAAAAAGCCTGCTTTCAACAACATGCTTGATCCTTATACTCTAAGTCGTATTACAAAGCGTATGAATGAACAAATAACGCTTATCACTCAACACATTTGCCATGGTGTAGACACGGTTGAACAACTACAGTATTCTAAAGGCAGACTCAATGCACTAGAAGCATTGCTTCAGGACTTAAAAGACCTGCAAAA